GCTTTCCTTGTCGTAAAGAAAGATCGTTTCAAACTCTGTCTGGACGAATACGACTTTACAGAAGAGTTGAAGACGAAGGAACAAGAGGTTCAATCCAAGAAGGACATGGTCGAAGGGACTATTCCAGAAAGGCTTACCCCTGTTCCTCAAAGCAAGACTTCGAGTAATACCAAGGTTCCTATCAAGTGCTCCTATTGTTCTTTCCTCAACCACTGTTGGCCCGAGAAAAGAACCTTTGTATATTCAAATGGTCCTGTGCATCTTGTGGATGTAGTCAAGGAACCCAATGTCCCCGAAGTTAAAAAGGTTTTCTGATGTCTATGGACACCAAGAGTGCTAAGCAGAAAGGAAGAAAACTCCAACAGACAGTTCGAGACAAAATCATTCGGGCTTTTAAAGAGTTCGGTGTTCTTCCCGAGGATGTAAAGAGCTGTATCATGGGGGACAGCGGAGAGGACATTCAGTTGTCCCCTTTCGCTCGTTCTTTCCTTCCTATAAGCCTTGAATGCAAATCGTACAAGAGCTTTGCTGTGTATAAACACTACGAGCAGGCTGAAAAAGAGGCCAGTAAAGAGGGGTATGAACCCGTGGTAGTTCTCAAGGCAAACCACAAGAAACCCTTGGTGCTCATAGACTTGGACTACTGGTTGGACCTTGAGAACACAAGGGTGACTGCGGAGACCTTAGAATGAAAACCAAGGCTGAGAAAAAGAGACTCCAAGAAAAACTCGACCTTCTTGAACGGCTGTCAAAAACACAGGAAGCTCTACAACAAATTGCCGATCTTACCCCAGATCAACCTGCTTATCATAACATGGAGACAGTAAAGCAAATCGCTTTGAAAGGACTCACATGAGTAGAACAGCTATTGTATGGTCTTGTGCCCATGCAAAACCCGAAGACTCTAACGAAAGGTTTGACTGGCTCGCCCGGTTGATCTACGACGTTAAGCCCGACTATTGTATCGACCTTGGAGACGGTGCGGATATGTGTAGTCTTAACTCGTATGACACACGTTACCCTAAGGCTATTGTTAGTCAGTCCTACGAGGCAGACATCGAGGCTTACAACGACTCTCAGGAACGTCTTCGCAGACTTTTCAAAAAGAATAAACGAAAGAGACCCTACTGGATTGGACTAGAGGGTAATCACTGCTGGAGAATAAAAAAGGCTATAGCTCATGACCCACGACTTGAGGGACAAAGATACGGGATATCCTTCAGCCATCTTCAAACAGACTACTGGTTCGACGAGTACCACGAGTACCATAATTCCGCCCCCGCCGTCGCTGATTACGATGGTGTTTCATACGCTCATTTCTTTAGCAGCGGTAACTATGGGACTCCTGTGTCTGGGCTTCATCATGCTTATACCCTCCTCCAAAACCGCAACCATTCTAGCACTTGTGGTCATTCTCATAAGCGTGGTATTTACTTTAAGGACTCTGCTCATCCTCGTCCGCTTATCGGCTTGGTCGCGGGGTGCTTTAAAGGCGGAGAAGAAAGCTGGGCAGGCCAGGCGAATGACAGTTGGTGGAAAGGTGTGGTCATTAAGAGAGAAATAGAGAACGGTGTGTACGAGCCTCAGTTTGTTTCTATGGACACTCTAAAAAAGACCTACGGCAGTTGACAGGAGTAGTTGCTATGAGTACAACTAGCGATCTTTCTGCGCAGATGTTCCACAGACCTTTGTTCAAAACCAGAACTATTCAGGAGAAATACAAAGAGCAAAATCCTGTATACGTGGTCACCACTGAGTTTCCTGACGGAAAGATTGCAGACGTTTTCTACACTCTCAGTCCTTCCGAGGAGTTCTCTAACAGATACTTTGGTATCTTTATGTGGAACGACAAGACCTACGTCTTCAACGCAGACTCGGTGGAAGAAATGGAGTTTGTTTGTATAGAGACTCCTATGGGCTATAGCTATAGCCGCTCTCGACACGACTTCAATAACTCCTACGGCAAGTGCGCTATTGACGGAGGACGAGAGTACACTCGTATCATTGGGGAGGTAGGTACACCGACAAAAACCCTCAGGATTAAGGATGGAAAGTGGGGAGAAAAACAATGACTTTTGATGAATGGTGGAAATCCTACGATCTTTTTCCTTTTGATTTGATGGACGACTATGAGGACCACCCCAGCGAATACAAGGTCAAAGAAATTTGTAAGAAAGCCTATGAGGCTGGTTTTATCGCCTGTAGAGATAAATGGGGCGGGCTTGGTTATGAGCAGACCCTTGTATACGAAGAAGGAGAATAGTGTACTATGCAAAGTGACTTATTGCAAGGTGATTGCCTGGAGCTGATGAAAACTATGTCGGATAGCTCTGTTGATATGGTGCTTACTGATCCTCCTTACGGTATGGATTACCAGTCCAATAGGCGAACGGCCACCGATAAATTCAAAAAGATCACAAAGGACAATGACCTTGGTTGGATCGACGACTTTTGTGTAGAACTCCACCGTGTCATGAAGGACGACAGCGCAGCGTATGTTTTCTGTAGTTGGCACAAGGTTGACGTTTTCAAGGCTGCGCTTGAGCGACACTTTAAGGTCAAGAACCTCCTTGTTTGGGTAAAGAACAACCACGGCAGTGGGGACTTGAAAGGGGCCTATGCACCTAAACATGAGTTTATCTTTTTCGTTCACAAAGGCCGTTCTCTTCTTAGGGATGGTCGTCGTCCAGATATACTCGAATACTCTAAGGTAAGCGGTTCTAATATGGTACATCCAACAGAAAAACCTGTTGAGATGCTAGAGCGGCTTATCAAGGACTCTAGTGATGTAGACGACAGAATCTTCGACCCCTTTATGGGAAGCGGGACAACAGGCATAGCTGCAAAGAACCTAAATCGTTCCTTCGTCGGAATTGAACTTGACGAAGAATACTTTCGTATTGCTGAGGAAAGGATTGCGGTTTCTTGACTTTAAAATGGACTGCCTCCGGGAGCAAGAGAAATACCCTTCAGAACTTGAGTAGAAAAAGGAGAATAGTGTACTATGCAGGTTGAGACCAGACTTATTCTCGAAGTAGACGACGAAGCCAATTTCATTGAGTGTACAGAGGAGTCTACTCTGGATGTTCTCATGGAGATGGTGAAGAACGCTATCTACGACATAGACGATGTGAAACTCGAAGAAATTGAACTAGAGGTAAACAGATGAAGGCTAGGCTCGTTGCAGCAACCCAGCCAGTGGATGACTTTCTGAATGGACCCGAAGAGCTCCTTGCTTTTTGTGCCCGTGTCTCGTCCCCGAGAGATTACGAAGAGAGGGGCGAGGGGTACGAGGGTCTGCTTAACTACTGTATGCGGAATAAACACTGGTCTGTCTTCGAGATGGCTAACATTGTCGTTGAGGTGGAGGCTCCCAGAGACATTACACGACAGCTACTTCGGCATAGAAGTTTTTCCTTTCAAGAGTTTTCCCAGAGGTACTCAAGCGATGTTAAAAGGGTACAAAGGGAATACCGCCGCCAAGACCACAAGAACCGACAGAACTCTCTTGACACTCTCTCTGTCGAGGAAACTTGGGAGGCTTCTGGCTACGAGACAGAGGCGGGGAATGTAGCGTTTTCTGCCTATGAGGACCTTCTCTCTATGGGTGTCGCCAAAGAGTGCGCCAGAGTAGTTCTGCCCGAAGGACTTACTATGTCTTGTCTCTACGTAAACGGCACTGTTCGCAGCTGGCTTCATTACTTGGACGTTCGGGATGATCCGGGTGTTAGCCAGCGGGAGCACGTTCTCTTGGCCCAAGAGATTCGAAAAGCTATCGCCCCCATCCTTCCCACAATTCTAGGAGCCAATGAAAATACCTAAAGAGCCACTTGATAAGTCCTAAGGAGCTTACAGGAATGACAAAATTACATCTCGATGAATGTCCTTTCTGCCGAGAAAAACCAAACGTAGAGGTTTACAAGGAGTACAGCAGGTGTTTTGACCAAGAGTACACAATGGTTAAAGTTACCTGCTGTAATAATCTTCGGGTAGAAACCCTGGAAGAAGACGTAGAGACAAATTGGAACTGGAAAAAATAATGATCACACGAGAAGACATCGAAGCGTTTGCTGACAGCCACGCTTACTGGAGTGAAGACAAAGAGGAACAGAGTACTCCTCTAGAAATGGTGAAGGAGTATCATGAAACCTCTGGTCTTCCTGTTGAGAACCACGTCTTCCCTCAGTACGCCATCAATGCTGAGACTGATGAAGGAGCACTAGAGCTGCGGGAGACTCTGATTAAAGAGGAAGTAGAGGAGCTTCTAAGTGCACCTATCAAGGAGAATGCTTTGAAGGAGTTGGCTGACCTTGTTTATGTTGCTTATGGGTATGCTGTTACCTTTGGTTGGGACCTAGACGAAGCTCTACGAAGAGTCCACAAGAACAACATGGGACGTATGTATCAGCCTGATGGTAGTATCAAGCGTCGTAAGGACGGAAAAATCGAAAAGAACAAGGACTATCCGAAGGTTGATCTAGGTGACCTTGTGTAATGCTTAGAGATAGACTAGCACTGTTGTTCATTAGGTTTGCTCGTAGACTTACTACATGGGGTTTTACGGATGACCGTCTAGAACACGCTGAGATAGAACAGACATATTGGATTCGTAAAAGAAAGGAAACGAATGAGTAACAAACACAAATCCAACCTTAACCCCATGTTCCGTAGTAAATTCTCGGAAGACATTTTTAACCACAAATATCGACATGAGGGTGCTGAGACTTGGGATGCGCTCGCCAAGACACTTGTGGATGATGTTTGTAGTGCTGCTGGCGATCAAGTAATGACTAAGGAGGATAAAGACCAGCTTACAGACTACATCCGGGACATGAAGTTTATTCCAGGGGGTCGTTACCTTTACTATGCCGGTCGCCTTAATAAGTTCTTCAACAATTGTTATTTGCTTAAAGCGGAAGAAGATAGCCGGGAGGACTGGTCGGACCTTAGTTGGAAAGCCGAGAGCTGTCTTATGACTGGTGGTGGCATTGGTGTAGACTACAGCGTTTATCGTGGAGAGGGTGCTCCCATCCAACGGACTGGTGGTCAGGCGTCTGGCCCTATTCCTAAGATGAACATGATTAACGAGATTGGTCGTCGTGTTATGCAGGGTGGCAGTCGCCGTAGCGCTATTTACGCAAGTCTTAACTGGCAGCACTCGGATATTAAGACGTTCCTCAAGGCAAAAGACTGGGCTGACATGCCCGTGGCCGGAACTGGCAAAAGTCTCTGGGATATCAAGCAGAGCGACTTTAACTTTCCAGCGCCACTTGATATGACAAACATTAGTGTAAACTACGACACTAGGTGGCTTCTCAATTACTACGAAACTGGTAATCCTGGTGAAGTATTTAAGGAGAACGTGCGGCAAGCACTTAGGACCGCCGAACCAGGCTTCAGCTTTAACTTTTTTGACAAGGAGAACGAAACTCTTCGGAACGCTTGCACTGAAGTCACCTCCGAAGACGACAGTGATGTTTGTAATCTCGGTTCTTTGAACTTTGGTCGAATCGGCAGTGTTGCAGAACTAAAGGATGTGGTTCGACTCGCTACCATGTTCCTTATCTGCGGGACACTCAAGGCTGACCTGCCTTACGACAAAGTCAAGGAGACTCGGGCCAAGAACCGCCGACTAGGACTTGGTGTGATGGGTATGCACGAGTGGCTTATTCAACGTGGCTATAACTACGAGGTCACACCAGAGCTTCACAACTGGTTGTCTGTGTACAAAGGTGAGAGTGACAAGGTTAGCAGGGAGTTTGCGGATCGTTTGGGTATCACACGGCCTGTTGCTAACCGGGCCATCGCACCTACTGGTAGTATTGGCATTCTTGCAGGAACTTCTACTGGCATTGAGCCTATCTTTGCTGTAGCCTACAAACGTAGGTATCTAAAGGGTGGGAACCGTTGGCATTACCAGTATGTTGTCGATAGCGCCGCACAAGAACTTATTGACCTATACGGTGCTAGTCCCGAGAGGGTGGAAAGCGCACTGGACCTGGCAAATGACTACGAACGTCGCATCGAGTTTCAGGCAGATGTCCAGGACTACGTTGACATGAGCATTAGCTCAACCATCAACCTTCCTGCTCGCGGGTCCAAGTTGAACAACGATGGGACTGATGAGAAGTTTGCCCATACTCTTGCCAAGTATGCTCACAGGCTTCGTGGGTTCACCTGTTACCCGGACGGTTCTCGTGGCGGACAACCCCTTACGTCTGTCCCCTATCAGGAGGCTGTAGACAAACTCGGAGAAGAGTTCGAGGAACACGTAGAGGCACACGACATCTGCGACATTAGCGGCACTGGCGGGACTTGTGGTATCTAGTTGTGAGCAACAAAATGAAACTTAAACCCCTGGAATGGCAGGAGACTATCACTGGTCTCCACGTCGTCTCCGACACACCTTTTGGCCTTCTTTCTGTCACTCAGCATATTGGAGACCGATTCTTTATCACCTTTGGCAATACCTCTACCGGGTGGGTTCAAGGCTCTCTTGAGGAAGCCCAAGAAATTGCCGAGGAAATTTACAGAGAGAAGGTCTACTCCCTATTTGACATAGAAACTGAAAACAATTACAATTTTGACTCCAACCAATACCAGGAGGAAACATGCAAGACCCTAACGTAAAGCTTCAAGTCCTAGCGACTATTTGCGCAAGTAACAATCAGTATTCCCCCAGCGAACTCTTTGAAGCCGCTAAGGCTCTGTACGAGTGGGTTACCGAGGGTATGGAAGAAGAGACTAAAACTGCAGACCTTTTCGAGATTCACTAATGTATGACCCGGTGTCTAAACCTTCGCACTATAATATCGGTGAAGGTGTTGAGTGTATCGACTACATCAGGCAGGTCCTAGGTCCAGAAGGTTTTGTAGCCTACTGCAGAGGTAATGTCCACAAGTATCTGCACAGAGCGAACTACAAGAACGCTACTCCAGTAGAAGACATGGCAAAAGCCGAGCAGTACCTACGGTGGGCGAATGAAACACTCAAGGAGATTCACAAGTGAAGCCTTTTGTACTGGGACAGAAACATTTCAGAGAGGGTAAACTAGGAGCAAATCCTTTCAAACCTAACAGCGAGAAGGCTAAGAGCTATGAGCACGGATTCAATAGGGCCTACTTCGAGAACCTCACCAAGGTCCAAGCCGAAGAAAGGCGGGGGCAGGCCGAAGACAATAACCGATAGGTCCTTCTACGTTGGTATTATCTTCTCTGGTCTACTCCAAAGAGGATTCAACGAGAACGACCTACCGGACATAAAAAAAGAGGCCGAACGTTTAGCCGACCTCCTTATAGAAACTGAGTAATACTTTGGGGAACCTTCGGGTTCCCCTTTCTTTTTGCTAGATCAAGTCTTTCAGGTCTGTTTGCCTGTCATCCCAGTCTTTCATGGTATATAGGATAAGCTCCAGCTGAGACATAGAGAGTTCATGTAGTTTGGACTCCTCGATGTCATAGAGTTCCAAGACTTCGTTGTACCCCTCGGAACCAATAGAGGACTTTTGGTTTGTCACAGAGTAAACCATCTCTGCCTTGTTAGCACCTTCATCCAGACTGGAACGCATCATGTCTCTTGCGTCATCTCTGGCAAGCCTCAGCATTTGCTTGAGAGTTCTCTGTTTTTCTTTCAGAGACAAGGAGTCCCACTTGTTGTTGTCTCTTAGTTGAACAGCATAACCATTCAAGATCGGAGCAACGTACTCGTTGAACACAGAAGCTGCCTGAGGGTTTTGAACCCTTAGTTCTGTTTGCCACTGAGGTCTACCAACATCGTTAAACATGAGTTGAACAGCGGACTGAGCAGGAACCTCCGAGTAACCAACTGCCTTACCAACAGCTGCGTCTGGAGGACTTGAATTCAGAGCGTTTGTCTTTGGTTGTTGGTCCAGAATACCCCTGTCCACGGTGTTGATAATCTGGTCAACGTAACGAAGACCATTGTTCAACCATTC